TTGCCAAAGAATACAATACATGGCGAAGGCACTGGACATCCAGTGGGTCATACTTGACCACATTTCCATTCTTGTCTCAGCACAAGAGGGCGATGAACGCAGGATGTTAGATTCGGCTTGCACAAAATTACGTACCCTCTGTTCTCAGCTTAATATCGGAATCGTGATGGTTTCGCATCTAAAGCGACCTGATGGCAGAGGCCATGAGGATGGTGCAAATGTTAGCCTAAGCCAGCTCAGGGGCAGTCATGCCATAGCGCAGCTGTCTGATACTTGCATAGGTTTGCAAGCAGACCCTGATGAGCCAGATAGCGATATCAGACACATCAAAATCCTAAAGAACCGATACACCGGACAGACAGGACACGCTGGAACATTAGTTTATCAGCGTGATACTGGGCGGCTAATCGAGCAGGAATTAAGTTTTCTAGACCAAGAAGGAGATGCAGATTTTGACGAACCAGAACGTGAAAGTTGATTACATCACACACATGGGCAGCGATTTGACGGTTGTTAATGCGGCACGTGTGTCTTTTCACAACCACTCTGAAGAGCTGGATGACGGTGATATGCGGCTGATTGATTATCTAGCTAGACATAAGCACTGGTCGCCATTCAGCCACTGCCATGTCCAGTTCAGAGTTAAAGCCCCTATATTTGTCGCTCGGCAGTTAGCCAAGCATCAAGTAGGGCTGGCATGGAATGAGGTTAGTCGGCGCTACGTTGACACATATCCAGAGTTCTACAGGCCAGAAGAATGGCGAGGCAGGGCAGCTAATAACAAGCAAGGTAGCGAAGGTGCTATCAGCCAGCAGGAAGCCGCAAATGCCATTCTTACCGAGCTACATGGCAAAGCCATAGGAAGCTACGAGAACCTTCTATCGTTGGGCGTAGCGCCAGAACAGGCAAGGATGGTGCTGCCACAGACCACACAAACAGAATGGTACTGGTCGGGCAGTCTCTATGCCTTCGCAAGGGTCTGCCAGCAGCGGCTAGACCATAACTCCCAAGCTGAAACTGCTGAAGTGGCTGGATGGTTAGACACCATTTGCACCGAGCTATTTCCGGTTAGCTGGGAAGCACTTTTAAATCACACACAAGGAGCAAATGATAATGCACATAAGCAATAGACAAATCTCGCAAAGAGACAGAATTAAGGCCGACCTAAAGGCTGGCAAAACCATTACACCCATCGATGCGCTGGAAAAATACGGTTGCTATCGGCTTGCCGCACGAATTGCAGAACTGCGGAAAGATGGCTTGGAAATCACTACCTACCAAGACCCCAGCAACAATATGTACGCACAGTACAGCTTAGCGCAGTAGTTGAAACATGAAGGAGATAGGCGAGATGACAGCTGAAGATTTTGAAGAGATGATAGGCCACGATGAAATGACGCTTGATGAATACCAAGATAAGGCATCTAGCTTCATCTTCTATAAAGGCTCATTGCTTTACCCAGCACTGGGTTTAACAGGTGAGGCTGGTGAAGTGGCTGAGAAGGTTAAGAAGCTATATCGTGACGATGAGGTTAACTTCATGCGTGATGATATGACCGAAGAACTTACAGCTGAACAGGCAAGAGGGCTGGCGTTAGAGATAGGTGATGTAATGTTTTACATCGCTGCTATCGCTGGCGATATTGGCTACAGCTTAGAAGAAATAGCCGACATGAACATTGCAAAGCTAGAGGACAGGCAGCACCGCAATATGCTGTCTGGCTCAGGCGATAATCGTTGAGGCTTATAGCCGATATCGAGACAGACGGCTTTGATGCCACAAAAATCCACTGCCTAGCCTTAATGAACGCAGACGATAGTAGTCAGCGCTGGGTGTTTAGCCCAGACAACATTGCAGAAGGCATTGAGCAATTATCCCAAGCATCAGAAATCATAATGCACAACGGGATAGCATTTGACCTAGTCCAAATCAGAAAAGTTTTTCCTCAGTTCAGCACCGATGCGGTAGTGACAGACACTCTTGTTTTGTCACGCCTCATCCGGTCTGACCTGAAGAATGACGATTTCATACAAGCCCAGCACCTACCTAAAAAGCTCTACGGCTCTCATTCATTGAAAGCATGGGGCATAAGGTTGGGTGTTGAAAAGGGTGAGTTTGGGGAAAATACTGATTGGTCGGAATGGTCGCAGGAAATGCAGGATTATTGTGAGCAGGATGTCGCTGTTACCCATAAGCTGTGGGAAGCGTTAGCCCCACATGAATGGTCACAGAAAGCTATACGATTTGAACATGAGCTAGCAGAGTTATGCCATCGCATTGGCAGGGCTGGCTGGAACTTCGATATGTCTAAGGCAGCGAAGCTGTACGGTGACCTGTCGCAGGAGCGTTCTGATATAGAACAGCAGCTGCTGCAGTTATTTCCAGCGTGGACGGTTGAAGAAGAGTTCATCCCAAAGCGAAACAATAAGACCAAAGGCTATATCGCTGGTGAGCCTTTTATTAAGCATAAGGCAATCGAGTTTAACCCCAACAGCCGAAAGCATATCGAGTTCTGTCTGCGCCAGAAATACAACTGGAAGCCAGAGGTGTTTACGCCTACGGGTGATGCAAAGATTGATGAAGATACGCTTGGTCATCTACCGTTTCCAGAAGCTAAAAAGCTAGCTAGGTCATTTATGCTGCAGAAGCGCATGGGGATGCTAGCTGAGGGCAATGCAGCTTGGATGAAGCTGATGGATGATGATGGCAAGCTACGCCACACTATCAACTCTCTTGGTACTATCTCTGGGCGGTGCAGTTCATTTGCACCAAACCTACAGCAAGTACCAGCAGTTCGCGCTGAGTTTGGCGCTGAGTGCAGGGAGCTGTTCACAGTACCGGATGGCTACAAGCTAGTTGGGGCTGACCTGTCGGGCATTGAGCTGCGCTGCTTAGCGCACTTCATGCAGGATGGTGGCGCTTATGCCAAAGAAATCTTAGAGGGCGACATACATAGCGCTAATGCTAAAGCCTTTGGCGGCATATCGCGCGACCAAGCCAAAACTGCTGTGTACTGCCTCATTTATGGCGGTGGCGACAGGAAGTTGGGTGAGGCAATCGATGGCAGCGCCAGAGATGGAAAGTTGCTAAGAGACAAATTCTACCAAAACAATCCAGCCTTTAGAAATCTACTTGTGGCGGTCAAATCCACAGTGGAACAGAAGGGCTACCTAACTGGTTTAGATGGACGCAAGATTGTCGCTCGTTCAGCTCATGGTCAGCTGAACGTGCTGCTGCAGTCAGCGGCAGCGCTGATAGCCAAGAAGTGGGTGCAGCTTATCGACCAGAAAATCAAACAACATGACATAGACGCACAAATCATAGCCTTCGTTCACGATGAGGCTCAGCTAATGGTGCGTGATACAGAAGGAGCAGCAGAATATGTCGGAAATAATATCGCTCTCGAAAGCGCGAGAGAAGCGGGAAAATACTTCCGCATCAAAATCCCAATCGATGCCAACTATTCAATCGGTAAGAGCTGGCGAGATACCCATTGACCCAGAGATGAGGGCAGTGTTTGCCGTCTTCTTAACGGTTGAAAAAGCTAGGGTTGAGCCATTCAGTACCAAGAGTAGATTTGCAAGATTTGGAGCTAACGAGATAGCTATCGCTGCCTCAGAAGGCTTCATAAGCAATCGCCTAGATGACGGTGTTTTCACCAACAAATGGATGATTACTGCAGATGGCATAGAGTTTCTAGAGGAGATGGCAATTGAGCTTAGCGGCGATTGATGCAGACATTCCGCTCTATCGTGCCATGAGTTTGGCTGAGCAGGAAATCAATTGGCACGACAATGTTTGGACGCTTTACGCTGACATTGATGAAGCCCAGAAAATCTTTGCCAACCAGATAGAGAAAATCAAAGACAAACTAAAGACAGACGACATTCTTTGTTGTCTGTCAGACAGGGGTGATAACTTCCGCAAGCGAATAGACCCCAGCTACAAATCTAATCGGAAAAGCACACGCAAGCCATGCGGCTTCAATGCGATGATAGACTGGGTTGAAAGTGAATATCCCCATATGCGCAAGCCGAGTTTAGAGGCTGACGATGTGCTGGGAATTATTGCCACAAAGCCGGACAACGCAGGGAAAGTTATTGTGGTGTCAGACGACAAAGACCTGAAAACCATTCCCTGTAAGTTGTACCGCCCGATGGCTGATGAGCTGATGGAAATCAAACCAGCACAAGCTGACGCTTATTTTTACACACAGACGCTTACTGGCGACCCTACAGATGGCTACAGCGGCTGCAAGGGAGTAGGGGCAAAGACAGCCCAGAAAATACTTGGCAATCGCCCAGCATGGTCAAGCGTTGAGCAAGCATTTCTCAAAGCTGGCATGACCAAGCAGGATGCGCTGACGCAAGCAAGGCTTGCTCGTATTTTGCGCTGGGAAGACTGGGATGAAACCAAAGGAGAACCAAAGCTATGGCAACCATAGACTGGTCTAGCGACCAAAACGAGGTGATGGCTGACGTAGGCTATGAGCGTTCAGAGCCAGTGCAGCGGAAGATAGATATGGTCGAATCACCACCACACTACAATCAATCAGATGATGTCGAGTGCATAGATGCTATCAAGGCAGCGCTAGGCGAACACTTCATCTACTACCTAACTGGAACAGCGTTAAAATATCTATGGCGCTGGGATGCCAAAGCCAAGCCTGAAGAGGACTTGCGCAAGGCTCGATGGTACATCAACAAGGCAATCGAAGAGGCTGGGGGTAAACCCTAGCCTTTTTTTTCGTTTGACTCTGTTCTGGTTTTGTTCTTATACAGATAGTCCGAGAGGAAATAGAAAATGGACACGCTATACAACCACAATATGCCCAATTATGGGATGCGAACTCGTCTAGCTGACGAGATTGACACACAGAAATATCGCCAGACTGGTGAGGATTTCTACAGCAAGGTAGTGCGCATTGCGGATGCCTTAAAAGATAATGATGAACACTTTGATAACTTTAAGCGTGTCTTACGTGAGCTGCGGTTCTTGCCAGCTGGTAGGGTACAGAACGCTATGGGGTCAACTAGGCAGACTACAGCTTATAACTGTTTTGTCTCAGGCATTATTGACGATAGCTTCGGTAGCATCATGGAGAAGGCCACAGAGGCTGCAGAGACTATGCGCAGAGGTGGTGG